TGACATCGGCGCCGTGCTCCATGCTCTTGGTCGTCTTGGTGGACTGGCCTTCGAGTTTGCGGAGTTCTTCGACGGACCTCTTTTGCGCCGCATCGAACTTGGACGTATCGAGCCCGAGTTCAATAAAAAGTGTGTCGATGGTTGCCATCAGGTGTTCAGTCGTTCGTTGTGGCGATCAATGGCGGCAATTTCTAGCAAGATCCACATGTCCTCGACGCCGTAGACGGTATCGAGTTCATGCAAAGTTGCGAGGCGGCTTGAAACTACTGCGGAGACCGTGGCGGCCGTGGCTTGATAGTCGAGGAAGTTTCGGCTTTGGCCGGCTGATCGGACCCCGAAGTCAACGGGCCGGCGCCTGTAAAAAAATCCGAGTGCAGGCCCCATATTTCCTTGCGCAGCATCAGCAGGGTTGAGACCTCTTCAACGTCACCTTCCATCAATCCGCGCGTGATGGCCGGTTCGACAATCTGCGCGCAGGCCATCATTTCTTCGAGCAGGGGTTCAGCCTTCTCGTAGGGGATTTTCAGCAGGTTCACGAGCAACGCAACCCGCAGGCCCGATAGAACCGTTTGCACGAGTTCATCGCTCGCGGCGTCCTTGTTGTTCAGGATGACCAGCAAACCGGCAAACCCCTGGCGTGCGAGACCATCGGGGATTTCGATCCCAGACGACCCAATGGCCAGCATGACACGAATCGCCCAGCTTTCGGCCTGCGTTGCCGACATCTCGCGCAGCTTGAACTGCTTGCCCTTGTCGCGCCCCTCGGCTGAAACGGTGATGCTTTTTTCTTTGCGCATGGTCAGGCCGTCGGCGTGGAGATGATGCGTTCCCACGTCACTTCATATTCGACGGCCTGCAGAATCTTCTTCACCGCAGGGAACGGCGTTTTCTTGGTCAGAAATCCATTCTGCAGCGTGTAGACGCGGCCAATCGACGGCAGGAATATCGAGCCCTCGGCGATGAAGACATCGCCAATGGCGTCCTCTTGCGTGCCCCATGTGTCGAACATGCCGACGCTGGGGGATGTGGCCTGCAGTTTGATCATCATGGGGTAAGGAACATAGACCTTGCCGCCTGATAGGCGCCCGTCTACACCCATGCGGGTCTCGGCGTTATCAATGGCGGTCGCCGTGAATGAGTCATCCACATCGAATCCCTGGATCGCCTGGGGCGACGAGAACAGGCCGACCACCGCAATGGAAAGCCGCGAGTTCGCAGCTGAAAGAGTTGGCATGATGTGTCCTTATTGAATTGCGATGGATGCAAGATTGAGTTGCTGGATGCTCTCGCCATCCTGGTAGTACAAAATACATGGCGGCGATTGGCGCGCACTCCGAACAGACGCGGGGGCTGGCACGATCTGGAGATAGAAGCCTGTCGCGGTAATCGATGCAGACGCATCGAATCCGAGCATGTACTGAATCTCGGCGATCTGCGCATTCGACAGCACGACACCCTTGCGAATGGCGCCGAAATTAGATGCGGCCTTGATCGGGTCCATCCAGGCTGCGTAGGCCAGCCCATAGCCCTGCGCGTTGTAGGGAATCGACCCGATGGCCTGCAACAACTTGACTGCGGCCAACTGCATGTTGGCGTTCAACCAGATTTGGTTGAGATAGGTATCTGCCCAGTTCCACGAACCAGAAACGGTTCCTGGCGTGAGCCAGTTGGAGTTATTCGCTGGGTTATTCGAGCCGAAAGCGCCGTAGCAGTTGTAGCCGTTGGACTTGATGGCCGCGTAATCCGTGGCGTTCGTGATCGAGGGGAGAAGGCCTGACTGAGCCTTGAAGCACAGCGTCGAACGTCCGTTCAGTCGCGTGAAGTCCAGGGATGCCGCAATTCCGCAGGCGAATGCCGCAAGGCTGAAATCGCCGATGTTGCTGTAAATCGGCATGGTGCCGACCAGCATTCCAACCTGTAGGAAGTTTCCGAAGGTGATGGAACTGTTCGCGGTCTTGGCGTTGACATCCGAGTCATGGGCCACATAGAGATAACGCGGAGCGACTGAATTGCTCCACGTCGCAAATGCTTCTTTCTCGCTCAGTGTCTGCGTCCACAAGGCCATGAACGTCGCCCAGTTCTGGGTCTGCGTCAGAATGCCGGCCATGAATGCGGCTGGAACTGCGGCGGGGGCGCCTTGCGACAAAACAGCACCAGTGGCCTGCGTCAGGTACAACTCGGCCGACAGCGTTCCGGCGGCGTAGGTGATGGTCTCGGTTGAGCCCGTGGTGGTAGTCGTGACGATGAACGCCGAATGCACGGAATCAAACGTCACCGTGAAGGTAGGCGATGTAAATGCGGCCTGGATGATCGTGGCGGCATTGCTGAAACTTGTGGCCGACGATAGTGTGATGGTGGTGGACGTGAACACGGTTCCGGCTACCGTGATGCTCAATGTCCCACTCAGCGCCTGGAGCTGGACCAGCGTCATCGACGCCAGGCTTGAACTACGCAGGAAACCGGCGATAGCGGCCTCGGGATACTGCGCCATCATCAAAAGTCCCGGCTGCTTGGTGCCAATGCTGTAGCCGTTGAAATAGATGGTAGCCATCAAGGCTTCCGTCGAGGTCGCCCCAAAGTAGGAGCCAACATCCGTTGCGCTCGCAAACTCCAAGACCTGGCCATATGGCGCATAAGGGCTCTGCGTCAGCATGATGGCGTTCAGATCGACTGCACTGCCGCCAGCTGAAAGCACGGACGGGATAATGTTGGAGACTTCGGAAAATGGAATGACTGGCTGCATGGTCTGTCCTTACGGGGCAAAGGTTTGGTCGATTGGATCAAGGCCAATCGTCAGGCTCGTGGCCGATTGCTGGGCGGTCGTCATGACCGGGTTGATTTGGAGTTGCGCGTCGAACGTCCAGCGCTCTTCGTACTGCTGCTCGCCGTCTGTCAGCGGGATTTGCTTGGCGTCGCCAGCGAATAGAGGTTCAATGTCAAACCCTGTCGTTGCGAAGAAATCGGTGGCGATGGTGTCGCGCAGGAGGGTGGCAATCATGCGGGCCGTATCGCCCGACCCGGCGCCGTAACAATCGACCTGAATGGCGAACTGCTCGGGTCTGAGAATGGATTGCGTCTGCGCGGCGGCGTCGTAGGTGTGGACATTGGTGGACAGCGGAGCACCCGTCATCTGCGTCATGGCAACAAAGGCTCCCACAGGCATCGCCACGCGGTTAGCTTGGGTGCGAATGACAGGGCATGTCACCAGCGTCAGGATGAAGGCACGGAGCGCCGTGAATACGTTGTCTTGAAGAACGGTCGGCATCATGATGTTTGCAGCGTGAGGCCCACGCAGCACCAGGTCGGCCAACGCTCAAGGACTGCCGTTACGAGATAGGTCATGCCTGCGATGACGATCAGGTCACCGCCTTTGCCGAGAACCCGGAACAGGCCCTCATAGTTGCCGTTGAGGTAAGCCTTCTGCGTCACGCCCTGGATGTTGAGGCCGTTCAGTTTCATCAGGTCTCGGCCCGACAAGGCTTGAACCTGGGCACTCGTTTGAATGATGGCGTAACTCGGAACCTGCAGGCCGTCCGGGTTCGTCGTGTAGCCCGTGCTTTGCTGAACCGTGACAGAGACGGGAGGATTGACCGAACGCACAGCGCCCGACACGATGCCACGAAGATTCATGTTTCCCTCTTCACGGCATGCGTGATGGATGCAATCAAAAAGCCTTCGTCAACAAGCGGCTTCGTTGGTGCGCCGTAGTTTGTTTCGCCAGCCTGTACGCGCTCTGCGGCTTCACCGACTGTCTTGCCCGTGACAATCAGGGATGCGTCATTTCTCCGCATGCCGCGCAGCATAACCGTGATCGGGCTTAACGGTGGTTCGGTGATTTCAGAAATGGTCTGCTTGATGTCGGCTGCCATGAGTGCGCCGACCTGCTCCATGACATCCGTTGCTTCGATTTTTCCGCGCACGACAGCCTTAACGCCGGCTTGCATCGATTGCGTCCAAGCGTGTTTTTGCTCTTTCACCGTCGGGCGCATGAAGGGGCGCGGAGGAATGTTTGCGGCCGGCGCTCCGTACTCTTGGATCGCGGCGACGTAAGCTATAGGCGTTCCGCTGGGGTAGTTCCCCCCGAATACGCCTGCGCGCGCCGTCAATCCCTTGAAGTCGGCAGAGTTGCCCTTGAGCTTCACAAACAAAGCGTCAACACTTTTTTCAGTGAGTTTTGCCATGGCATTGAGTAGCCGAACACGCGATGAACAATTGCCCTTGAAGTGCGAGAACTGCGGGTTTTCGTTTTCGCGGGCGCTTGACGAATATTTCAAACTCGGTGCCATACGGTGCCCAAAGTGCATGGCGACGGTCGATCTAAACGCCTCCGACATCGCTGAACTGGTGCGAGCCATCGACGCCCTGCATGACATTGCCGACGACATGCCGGACTAGCAAAACACGCCGCCGACCTTGCGGAAAGCCGAGCGTTCTGGAAGTCCGCCCACGTAGTCGCCACCAGCCGCCAGGATGTCGAGCAATGCCGACAACTGAATGCCGTAGGTTGAACTCGACAAGTAGTAGTCCAGCGAGCTCTTGATCGGCGGTGGCGCGAAGGATGCCGAGACACTCCCCTCGCTTGCACTCACCACAGCCCCTGTGGCGCTGCCGTCAACCATGGCGTTTGTCATCATGGTGCCGATGTGCGCAACGAGCAGTTGCTGCGCCGTTGTCAGGGTTGTCCCCTGCATGGCCCATGAGCTCGCCAGGTAGGCCTGGGCAATCGAAAACCAGCCCAGAACCATCGCATCTGGATAGGTGATCATGTCCGCGAATGCGGGGAAGGCCGCGCGGAACGCAACCGGGTCAAAGTTCATTTGACCTTACCGCTGTTGACTGAAATGCCATCAGGCTTATCGGCGCTCTTCTCAGCGAAATGCGCCGGGGTCAGCGGCTGCGACTTGTCGCCGAGCTTCATACCATCCGCGACCTTATCGCCCTCGGCCTTCTTTGAAAGAACCTGGATGAACCCGTTCTTCACGTGGTCGCGGAACACGCCATTCTTTTGCAGGCCATCAAGCTGTTCGGAGGTGACATCCGTCAGGACGGCGCCGGTCGGTGTCACGAGCTTGTCATTCGCAATACCGTAGCCGCCGCGCACGAGAACCTGGGATTCGACAATGGGGTTTCCATCGCCACCTCGTCCGTAATTGGAATAGAGGTTGTCACAGGTCAGCGTGGATGCAATGTGGGGCATTTCAGTCTCCGTAGGGCAAAAAAAGCCCCGCACATTGCGAGGCCATGAAATGGGGGAGACCGCCGAAGCGGTCTCGGGTGATGCGGGCAAATTTACAGCCCGGTGTAACGCACCACAGCGAACGGACGTTTGCACATCACGCCGGCCGTGGCATTCGTGAAGTCCTCGACGTAGCCCTTCGCCTTTTGCTCAACTCCCAGCGTTTGGAACTTCGCGGGAACAGGCTGCACCCACACGCGGCTGTCGTCACTGGCGGCGCCATCGTCAACTTTCTCGGCATAGAGATACATGACGTTGGCGCCACCGTTGGCGGCCAGCAGTTGCGGCGCGGTCAGCACGCGGCACTTCGGATAGGTTTCGGTCAACCACTGGCGCACCGAATTACCGTAGGTCGAAACGACGCTCAGGTAGTTGTTGAAGCTCAGGGGCAGCGCGAGCACGGTTTCATCGGTCTCGGGATCGACGTTGCCCTCGGATTGCGTTTGCAGCAATTTGAATGCAGCAAGAATGTCGTTCACGATGTCGAGGAAGGTCTTGGTCGCCCAATAGGTCGTGCCCGAGGTCGCGCCGTTGGCCAGGGTGATGTAGGCCGGCAGATACGGATCGTTGAGGAAGCCGTAGGTGCGGTCAGCGCCCGAGTTGTAGCCGTTGAAGCCGACCAGGTTGCGCTGGATGTCCAGGGCTTGGGCGGCGGCAATACGCTTTTCGGCGCTTGACGACACGCGCATGGCGCCTGCACGGGCTTCTTCCAGTTTGCCGACCAAGAAGCCTTTTTCGAAGCGCACCAGGGTGCGGCGTTCGAAGTTGACATTCCATGATGCGAACGGGACGTTGGTGTAGTCACCGTAGGGCACAGCATCGCCCATCGGCTCCAGTACGCCCTGCACGACTTCTTCGTCGTGCCATTCGCCAACGGTGGTCAGGCCA